TTCATATATTTCTGCACCCGTTTGGGTTTTCCCTTGGCGTGTAGTAACGTCAATGATTCGTTCCGCAGCCATGGCCTCTGAGGCAAAGGGTTCCGCAAACTTCTTGAATCCTTCCCACGATGCCATGCTAACTTGCTCTGCAAACCCTGCGTCAACAGAACCTTTGGCAAAGTACTCTTGCATGGCGGCGCGGGCGGGAGTGAGCATGAACTCATACGGAAGCATGTATGACAGATCGATATACTCGGCTTCGCCCTTCTCGTCAGGTTTGGTCAAGTACACAAGAGTGTTGCCCTTGGTCCAAGGGGCCGCCCCAGCCTGCAGGATGTCTTCCTCTGCCTCGGTAATACCGAGCATGTCATGTGATGCAGATTTAAATGCGATAGGGGCAGCGCCCGCCATTGCGACATAACCAGACAGACGTTGAGCGCCAATACCTCGAACCTGACGGGCAAAGATATCGGCTTGTTCCTTGCCCATGGCTTTTACCAAATCGTCTGTTGCTTGGAACCCCATCTCTTTGAGAGAACGACTTACGATGTTGCCAGACGTACGGATGATCTCCGCAGGGAACGCCATGAAGTTACCAACAACAGGAATCCGGCGCAGCTGTTTGATAGCTTCGGGGACCATGGAGTAAGTAGGCATGGTTTGACGAACGATGTCCGTCACGAACATGTTGCCGAAGTCCGTGCCCGCAATGGACGAGGACCTCTGCGCCAAGCCTGATCGGGCTAACGCTTCTTGAACAGCAGGGGTCAGGTTATCGATGTCGATCTTTGCTTTACGCATAGCTGCGCCATAACGAGCCTTTTCACCAAGAGCACCAACAACTTTCCAGTAATCGTCCCCGAGTTTGTATGTCTTTTGCATGAAGCGAACGGGGGCCCCGAGCTTAGATCCTATAAACTTCTCTCCGCCCTGACGCAGACGTGCAGATACCCCGCCCTCTACCTGTTCTTTCATCAGACGGGTAAGCTCGTTGACCTGAATGTTCTGCCCAATAGCACCTTCATCAGACAGAGCGCGAAGGAGTTTGTATTGCTCGGGGCTGTCCAGCGCGTTTGCTAGTAGCACTTCGGCGCTCTCTAGAACCCCCATGTTCCTGCCGAGAAGACCATTGGCCCCTACAACAAAGGTGTTGGAGATAAAGTTCCGGACTTGGGACAGCGGGTTCAGCACTGTCTTCGACATTTGGGAAATGCCTTTCAACTGCAATGAAACAGCCAAGGCATCTTGCACCCCAGAGTATGCGCGGGATGGAGTTGTCAGCGAGTTGTAAACCTCAACGGGGACATAGTTTCCCGAAAGAGAACCAAACTTTCCGCCGAATGCATTTTCTAAATCGACTTCCCCAGCTTTAACGTAGCCCATGTCCCCTGTCAGGTCTGCAATCTGATTGTCCGTCAGGTTCGCACCGTCAATGACCATGGGCCTAGCACCAGCGTTCATCTCTGAAACCGCTTCCGCCAAAGGTCTTGCGTTTCTAGGTACAAGTGTTGCAGGGTCAATCCCGCCCGACACAGTGTCGAACAATCTTTGCCCTGCCATAGTGGAGGAGAGGCTGTCGATGGTCCGGAGAAAGGCTTCCTTCGGGTCACGAATCTCGCCCATCATCTCGCGAAGCATAGGGGCTTCGGTTAGCATCTGGCTGCGGCCTTCAAGCATACCCTGTGAAACATTAAACAAGGACGCACGGCCCTTTTCTGCAGAGGCCCCTTGACCTTTAGTATACTTCGCTGCTTGGGCTCGAGCTTCTGGAGTCAAACCCGTGGCGTTAAGGGTCTGGTTAAATATCTTGTCAATCTCTTGCGATGCTTTTTGGGTGGCAGCAACGGGATCCGCTGCCAACAAAGGATCTTTCCGCATAAGATACTTGCTGACTTGATCAAGCGCCCCTTTGTATTGAGGCATTTGAGCGACAGGAGCACTGAAGTTTTCAGGCCGCGTGTGTAATTCATAGACACGGCGAATGTATGATCCTTGGTTCGCATCAAACTGCGCTTTCAAAGTAGCCTTTGTTGCGTCGTCTAGGTTCGGAGCGGCGTCAACGGAGGACTTGAAACTCTTACTCAAATCATCAACCTGCATACGCATGGCATCCGCTGCGCCCGCAGCCTTCTCACTGTATGCTTTGACAAAGTCAGACCGCTTAACTTCCCCAGTCAAGTAATCCATTGTCGTGTTGTACGCCTTCTGAACTGCCGCTTTCTTCTCGCCTCGCTTTAGTTTCTGAGCACTAATAGCTTTTTTCATTGCGCCATCATAGTTAGCCAGAAGCTGGGCCGCTATGCCTTGTTCAGTTTCTCCAACAGCTTCCGCTGTGCGGATGGCATCTGCGATTTCAGGTGGAGTAAATCCGTTTGGTGTCAGATACCTACGGACAAACGGTACACTTGTGGCCTTCTCTCCAAGAAAGTTCAGTCCTTTAGACAGAGCCCTAGCCGTAGCTGGGACCCCAGGGACCATGGCCGCGCTCCGAACAGTTCCGCCAATAACAGGAAGAAGTACTTCCCCAGCGGCGTTGAACATAGCACCTTCAAGACCCAGCCGAAACTTGTTGCGAAGACGAACGCCTGCCAGCGCCATTCCGGTTATGCCCTCTTCATCTTCTGTGCGTAATTGTTCGGGCATAGCGTCCCAGCTATCAGCCAGAGACGTATTGGTGCTTGGAGAAACAAGGAAGTCCGCGACCCCTGTGCCCGCTGTGGTTAGAACTGCCCGTCCAGCCTGCGTCTTTGCCAAGTTGCTTTTCTTGCCAAACTCGACGGCGGACTTTCCGAACCAAGTCTTAGCTGCGGGGAGCGCGGTCCCAGCTTTGACTGCCGCGGAGGCCTTCCCTGCTTTACTTACCCAACCCAAAACGGGGATAGCTGCGGAACCATAGTTCACGACCATCTCTACAACTTTGCCCGCGGTTCTTTCAGGGGTAAAACCTAGAGAGTTCTTAGCATCTTCAAAGAACTGAGACGTGGCTTCTTGAGCGCCCTCGTCCGCGACGCCCGTAGCCTCAAGACCGATGGCCCCAAGTTCACCCACCCCTTGAACGATGTCCACGACACCAGCGCCAACACCTCTGGCAACAGAGCCGAGGACTGTTTGGTCGGACTCTTCCACAGGCATAGGTACGAACTCGTCCTGACTCACGGGGATGGGGACAAATTCTTCAGCCATTTATTGTACCTTATAGTTAAAGCCGTCAGGGCCCGTGTATTCTGTTAAACCGGAGGTTTTTGCGGCGTCATTTAATTGTTGGTGAGTCGCTTTGGTTGTCAAAAGATTAGCGTCATCTCCGCCCATGTCGATCTTATAGTCTGCTGCCACTTGAGCCCTAGCCGCAGATAAAGCATCTTGGTAGGTGTCGTAGTCCGCATCTCCACCAGAGTACATTTCCTTGGCTAACATGTACATCTGAGTTAAGGGGTCCCTCCGAGCCCCGTACCTATCTTTGGTGGCTCTAACCCCAGCAAGTTCAAGATCTCTACCAAACTTTTCACGAGCCCGTTTGTCTGCAAGGACTTCTCCAAATGCGGTCAGCGTAAACTTATCGTCCCGTGCTTTCTTGTCCGTGGTATTCTTGCTGATCTGAGCAGTGCCTGCAAGCAAGCCGTCAGCGATGTTCTTCATTGCATCAGAGCTTTCGCCCGCAGCAATCCCAAACCCGACCATCGCCATGTTCATCCAGAATTGTTCTTTTTCGTCCTCGTCTGTCTGACCCATAAGATCCGTCAGCATCTTCTTCATTGCAACGGTCTGGTCTTTGACGCTCATGTTTGAGGTATCAACCCCCGTAGATTTCAGTAAGGCGTCGGTGGTGATCGTGTTCGCGTCTCCTGGGTTCTCATCTATGTCCGTTTGGATTTCAGATGTGTTAATTGTGGGGGTTACTACCTCGGGGGTTACTACCTCGGGGGTTACAGTTTCCGCGCCAGCTTCTGCGGCGGGGGCTACTACCTCGGGGGTTACAGTTTCCGCGCCAGCTTCTGGCGCAGCTTCTGCCTCTGCCTCGGCAGCTTCTGCGGCGCGAACCTGCTCCAACAAGTCTACTGTTGGAGGCTCGGGGACTACAACGGCGTCTGCCTGATTTAAAAGGTCAACTGCCGTTTCTGTCCCAATGATCCCGAGCTTAGACCCAATGTTCCCAGCTAGGTCTAACGCGCCTCGTGTAAATCTTGATTGCAGATTAGGATAGCTTAGATTGCTCAACAAAAGGTTTGAGTCATATCTTTCTTCTAAAACTTTCTTACGATTTTCCAGAACTGTTCTTTCATTCTCTGACGTACTGGGATCAGCTATGCGGTCAAGAAGGGATTTATATTCAGTCTCTAAGTTTTGAAGATACTCCGGATCGCCTTCTTCTGGGACACGCCCAAGATCTTCTACGGAGGCAAAGAGGTCCCCTGCAGTCAGCTCAGAAACTTCCCCGTCTTCATTGCGAACTACATAAACGCCGTTTGCGCTGCCCAAGATTTCCAAGTTTAAGGCGTTTGCTACAGAGTTAACGTCTGTTTCTTCGGTTGCATTTGCGGTAAGGGCAGCCTGTTCTTCTTCCGCAGTTATTTCTCCAGTTATATCGCCCTGCAATTGGGAAAACAGTTCTGTCGCTTGAGCTAATTTATCAGCCTCTGTCCTTTCCCCGCCAGGGTTCCTTGCGTCCTCTTGGGCTGCAAGAGCCACTTCATCCGCACGAGCATTGTTTGCGTCGACGTAACTTTGATTTCTTTCAGCGTCCCCGGTTCTAATCTCGTTGATTCTATTCATAAACGGAGTGATAAACGAGTTGCCAATTACGTTTGAGTCTAGTCCCGTGCTTTCAAGCGCAGTTTCAAGAGGGTTATTTGAGTAAACACTGGAACGAAGTTGGTCCAACACGGAACGGTTGTCCTCCACAGGAGGATTCCTTCCGGCCTCTTCCGCATTAAGGGCTGCATTAGCCCTTTCGGCCTCTGCAATTCGCTGGGCTTCTACTGCAGACGCAGCTTCCTGCTCACGACCCAGACGAATAGCCGAGCGAAGCTCGTTGTCTTCCATCAAATCCCCGACAGGGGCAAACACTTCACTTGCCATGTCTCCAACAGGTTCAAAAATACTACGCAAAGTATCGTTTAGGGAGAACCCGCCTTCAGCAGCAGGCAATTCTTGTACGTCGTCAACAATTTCTGGAGTGACAAGGGCCGTGGGATCAACCCGCCCTGCAGCAATGGCATTCTGAAGGGGCTCCATGGACTGTTGCATCGAGGCACCTAAATCTTGAACGGGGCCTTCTATTACTTCGCCTAAATTTTGAACGGGGCCTCGGATGGTTTCCGCCACAGGAGTCATTAGGCTCCGCATCAAATCAGCTATTCCGCCGTCGCCGTCAACAACTGGCGCAGGGGGCTGGGCCATAACCTGTTGAGCAATATTAACACGGTCCTGCGTACCCTGCTGCGCAAGTTGCGCTTGACTAGGTTGCTCTCCCGACACCTTCTGAATAACCGCTTGCACGATACTCGGATCACGGATCACGTTGCCTTCTCTGTCAATAACAGTTCCGTTGTCCACAAGATAAAACACAGTGTTGCCAAGGATAACCATGTCGCCACCGGAAGCAGCACCCGCACCGCTGGAGAAAATGTTACCTTCTCCAAAAATCTCGTTACCATAACCTGTGCCGGGCCGTGGAACACCTTGCCCACCCGTTTGAAACCGCTGGGCTGCACCCATCAGTTCAGGGGACGAAGCAAGGATTCCACCCATTCCGGCGAGCTTGGTTCGAGCATCTCGGTTGGAGAACATCTTCCGATTCATAACACTCATTGTTAAACTCCTTAACCAAACATGCCCGATTTGCCTAGACTATATAGACCCCCGGCCAATCCTGCAAACTGTGATACGGGGCTAGCACTAGGTTGTTGCTGCGACGTAAACGTAGACTGCGATGTCGGCATGCCTTGGAAGATGTCGGAGTAAAAGCCAAGTTGTTGATAGGGCTGCATAGTGTTTTGATACTGAGTTTGACGCTGCGCATCGAGGACTGCTTGCTGCTGCCCCTGCTCTTGTCCGCCAAAACTGGACAGTGTGTTGATATCGTTCAGGTTTAGACCTTGGAAGGCTTCGCCGAGCTTGGCTTGGTTCATGCCCAAGCTGCCGATTCCCTGACCGAGTTGCCCGTACTGTGCCGCGCCAGACTGCATAAGCTGCGCCCCAGCCATGCCAGCTTGTCCCGCGGCGTGCGCCCGAGCCAACTGCTGCTGCTGTGCTTGGTTATAACCAGACTGGCGTAACCCTGCTGCAGCCCGAGCTTGGGCGTCGATTGTATTACGTTGCTGCTCTGCGCGTTGGATGCCCTGGCGAGAACCACCGAAAGCGTCTGCCCCAACAGATTGAGCGTCGAGCCCCTGCTGTTGAATGTTGCTTTGACGCTGAATGTCCTGCATCGTTTGGTCAATAACAGCCTGCTCATACGGGTTCATGTACGCCTGTGCTGCATTTGGGTTTAGAATGTTTGCGGCAGTCGTCGATCCGATTTGCCCAGCCGAAGTAATCGATTGCGCCAAGGGGTTAAGCCCAGCCTGCGTTGCAGCGATACCTGTACCAACACTGCCCGCCGCACCCTGAAGCATGGGAGCGTAAGAGCCTACACCCTGTTGTGCCAACTGCGTAGCCTGCTGTTGTAAAGGTGTTCGCTCCGCGACATTGTATGCCGGAAGAGTGTAATTGTCCTTGCCCAGAGCTTGTGCCCGGTCAAGGATTTCTTTCATGTAGGTTTTCTGCCAATCAGGTAAGTCGGCAATCGAGGTGCTTGTTACTGTCTCAACCATTTCAACGGCCTTTCATTTCTGACACTTCAGCAAACATCCTTGCAGCCTCGGCACCTCGTGTTCCATTCGCTGCGCCACCAAGGCGCATTCCTGCTCGTTTCATATCCCCGGCAGGGTCCATGCGAGCAAGGTCTTTCCCAGATAATATTACTTCGCCGTTACCCACCGCAATCTGCTCAACAGGGCGTCCATTCTGCATGATCTGCCCCGGAATGGAATCGCTGGTCACGGTCCCCGGACCTTGGATCAAGCCTCCCGCTGCAAACTGCGCTAGCCCACCCTGTGCCAGACCTTGATACACCGGATCCACTTGAGTTGCTTGAGCCGCATTAGCCTGAACGTTTCGGTCATACGCATCACGCTCTTCAGGAGTGCTGAACGCAGGCGCGTTGCCGTCTGGGCCAGTATAACGAGACTTGTAAAGGTTTCGGTCCCAACCTTCTTGCTGTTCGGGGCCTGCATCCCATTTTGCTTTTCTGGCGTCCATTGGATCCACTTGGTCTTCTTTGTCGAACAACAGACTCTCTAGCCCTTGAGCCGCGGCTGCGCCCCCAGCAAAGCCTAAAAGGCCCGAGCCAGGGATAAAGTAGTTTGCGGCGAGCCCACCAAGAACACTAAGTATGCTCATGTTACCAAAGACCTCCGCCTAAAGGTGGAAGCGTAATTGGCACAGTAACATCTTTTTGCTCTGGAGCGTTTTCTGGTTTTTCAGTCATACCACTATCCTCAGTTCACCCGTTGCTGTTTTATATACATCATTTTCCACCAAACCTCCAGTAATAGCTGCACCGTTGTTTGCATAAACAGAAAGGCCTGTTAAATTAAGCGTGTCGGCCCTAATTGGCCCCGGATTCTGCAGTTGTTGAGCGTACACAGAAAACTGACGTGTAACCTGCGCCGTGTAAGTCTGGCTATACTCCGATGGAGCTTGGGCAAAGAATGGTACAACAGCGTTATTAAACGACATTATCTTCTTCCATCTGGGCGAATGTCAATACGAGGCGTTCCAAGCCTCCATTGAGTGTTTACTTCATTTGACTCAACCCTCAAAGACACAGATCTACCACGCAACCGGACGTCGATCTGATTGGTGTACTTCTCCAAAGGAGTGCTGGAAGTTCGAACCGTGTTTCCACTTTCCGTCTGAGTTGTTCCACTGCCAGGGTACGTCCGTGCGTTTAAAGTGAACGTGACCAAAGGAGTTCCAGTGGAGTTCCTGAAACCTACGTCTGGGATAATCCGTTTCACCGACATAAACTGATCGCCGTCTCCAACATCAATGCCACTGGATTCAACAAAACTGTTAAGCGGGCTTGGCGGGTTAGTGCTCCCGTCTGATATACCGTTCTCTTGGAAGTAGATGTTGCCGTCAGGAGATGCAGCGATAGGGAACCCAGACACGCCCCCTGCGTCCCAAGCAGTCCTGTCCAAAGACCCGAAAAACCAAGTACTGTCAGAGTAGTTAAAGGCGACATATCGGTCGTTGGTTTCACTATTAGCAGATGGGTAGAACCACCAGACCTCATTAAATTCACTGTTGCTGCCTGCAGTAACCTTACTAAGCTGGGAAGTGTTTACATTGTCGAAGACAAACTCCTCCACAGGGCACGGTATAATACTTACGTTACCATCATACCGATAGAACACGTCGTTCCCCATCCAGTAGACAGCATCGCCAACAGCTACCGCTGCGTTCTGACCCAGGATCGAGGTGTTGGTAGAGACTTCCGCCAAACCAAACGTAAATGGAGGCCCAATATACTGCATGGCGCTAACTGATCTATCGGTGAATACGACGACCTGTTGTTTTGTCTGGATAGCAGCCACAATTTCGGATCCAGAGCCAACACGAAGTTCCCCAGCAGTGTTGGTAGCCAAAGCGTTCCAAACAGTGAAGCTCTCTTGGGTAGAGAACCGTATTGTTAAAGGGTCTAGAACACCGGGGTCTGTTTCCGGGTCACAACCGAAAGCCAAGACGTGACGATCTCGTTCAGAAACCAACACAATATTAGCTACTTGGGGTTGAGCACTGCCACTCAAAGTGGTGATATTTACAGCGCGGACACTCGTCCCCGCAGAGGTGTCCCAGTAGTAAATGCCGCCGCCACGAGGGTTTGCGAGTAAGTCTTCCCCGAAATTATCCATAGACCAAAGGCGGACGTTCGCACCGGAGACAGTAACGTCTGCGGCAGAACTCCACGTACCGCGACTCCAAACACCCGCGCCCCAGCCACTACCCGCTGCAGCTGCATCTAGTCCGGTATTTATTTGGTACGTGCCAACAGTGTTCGTCCCGCCGTTCCCCGTGTCCGAGGCGTTTGCGGCAGCGGTAGCGGTAATGGTGTAAGAGTTAGCGTCTACAAGGGATACAACTTGGTACTCTTGGTTTAGTACTGTAGCGGTAATGACCCCACCAAGGCTCACTGCACCGGAAAACGTAACGAAATCTCCCAATAAGCACCCGTGGTTTGTGTCGGATACCGTAAGAGTCGCACTGCCGTTTGTCGCGGCAAACGTAACATCCCCGGCGCTCGTAACCAAGCGTATTGGCGTGATATCTATAGGGAGAGCGCCGTCTAAAACATATAGCTTTAGATTAGTCCCTGCGCCTACAATTCGGGAACCTTCTAGCGAAGTCCAAGGGTGCAGATCGCGGCATGTTCCCAGCATTGGGGTTGAAGTTAGGCGCGACCACCCACCTATTGTCTCAGGCAGGCCTAAACGAAACCGTATCTTGTCGCCGTCACGCCACCCACCTTCGTTGGTGTAATCTGTCGTGTCCCGTACAAGGCCTGGTCGGAACTGGAGCTTTTGTAGTGGCATTTAGAAACCTCCAACGGGATGATTATGTGATGGTTCCAGAATTGGTATTTACGTTGCCGAGAGCGGTTAAGTTGCCTGAACTGTCTACGCGAAGAACATTTACGCCGTTATAGGCAAAAGTTAAGTTTACTCCAGCCGCCGTTACGGTCCAGCTTTGGGTGCCGCCTGTAACGGTTAGAGGCGAAACAAACGTAGGAGCAGTGGTGATATCGTTAATCTGAGTTTGGATGGCAGAGGTTACGCCATCGACATAGTTAAGCTCCGCAGTGGTAGCCGTAACACCGTCTAGGATGTTTAGCTCTGCAGCGGTAGACGTGACTGTGGTGCCCCCAATAATCAGGGAACCTAAGTCCAAAGAACCCGTAACATCCGTAACTACTGCGCCAGAACCTGCGCCGTCGCAGTAAATTATCTTTGTTGTACCGTTTATAACGCTGACGTTTGCGCCAGAACCCTGCGTAAAAGTAGCTGTCTGCCCACTACCGTTCTTAACAATGTAGATGTGTTCAGCGTCGTTGGGGGAGATCGTTACCGTATTGGTTCCCGAAGGAGAGCCGCCAAGTACTAATACGTTATAGTGACCGTCTGAGGCTGTGCCGTCAGTAGTAGTCAGCGTATGGGTTGTGCCAGATAAAGTAATTGCGCCAACGCCGTTGGTTAGACGATCAATTATCGTCATGTTATCGTTTACGGTGTTGCCCCATGTAGCGGACTGTTCACCGTTAGCAGGTAGTTCTATGCCCGCGTTTGCTGTATATGTACTAGGCATAAATCACCCTCATGCTGCTATCGGCGTCCAAATAGTCCCCGCGCCGTTGTTTATGTTTGTCCACGGCGTCCCTACGTTAGGAACAATAGGCCCCCATATAACTGGACTACCGACCTGACCTTGAGCCGCTACTCCACTAGGGATGACGACCGCCGACAATGTAATTGATACGGAGTTTACCGCACCTGCAGCGAAAACTCCAGTGGTAACTACAGCCGCTCCAGCTTGGCCCTCGGCGTCTCCTACCGACGTGGTTCCAAACACCCCTGTGACAGATACCGAAATCGGAATAACTACGACTACTTCAGGGGTGTTTGTAGCGCCTTGAACACCAGTAACGTCTACTCCGGCACCAGCTTGGGCTGCAACAGTGCCAACAGTGCCTGTAGCATTAACGCCTGTAGGCAGGACTGTAACAGGTATGGCTACAACAGCTGAGCCTATTGCCCCAGTAGCGGCGACTCCTGTAACCGCAAAATTACTATTCGCGGCTACACCCAGTGACCCAACGTCTCCTGTTATTTGGGGGGATGTGACAGAGGCATTAGCACCTAAATTTACCGTTACGCTACCCACACCCGCAATGCTAGTGTTGCCTATAGGCAACACTATAACATTTTCAATGCCAATAACTGTAACCGATCCTACGGCTCCAGTAGCGGCGACTCCTGTGATAGCTGCGTCCGGGCCAGCGTCGGCTATACCAACCTCACCTGTAGCGCCTACACCAGTAGCATCTACTCCGGCACCAGCTTGGGCTACGACCGATCCTACGGCTCCAGTAGCGGTAACTCCTGTGATCGCAGCGTCTGGGCCAGCATCGACTGTACCAACCCCACCAGTAGCGCCTACACCAATAACGTCTACTCCGGCACCAGCTTGGGCTACGACCGATCCTACGGCTCCAGTAGCGCCTACACCAGTAACGTCTACTCCGGCACCAGCTTGGGCTGCAACAGTGCCAACCTCACCAGTAGCGACTACACCAGTAGCAGAGAATGCAGCGGTAGCGGTAATAGTCGGGGCACCGACACCGCCTGTACCTTCTACTCCCGTAGTAGCAGCTACTGAAACGACGATAACAGTCGGGACACCAACATCGGCTGTTATTTGAGGGGATGTAACAGCAGTATTGCCGTTTGCTGCTGTTAAAACACTACCAGCAGAACCCGTGCCTACGATACCGGTGACTGCGGCCCCCGCGCTAGCTTGGGCTACAACAGTGCCAACCGAACCGTTTAGCTGATCCATGGTAAATGTAGCTGTAGCGCCGCCGTCTACCGTAACACCGTTGCTTGATGCCGTGCCTTCAACCCCGACTAATGTCAGACCGCTCTGGTCGCCCGTTACAGTTACCGAGCCTATAGCGGTGTTGGCTCCAACCCCCGTAGGGATTAACAGCTGCTCGGTACCGCCAACGTCGGATAACGCAGCGCCAGAATAAGGGGCAAAACCTAGCATGTTATGTGACCTCCTCTGGCTGTAGCATTATCCGTGTGGCTCCACCTGCGCAGTCGAGTGGCGCAGGCGGCGTGTTTTTACTCCGGCTTCGTGGGCCAAGTAATGTCTGCTGGAAAGCCAGCCTGCTGTGGGACATCACGCAGTCCTTGACGATAGGCTGTCTCAAGACCAGCCATAGTACGGTCAGTAACCGCCATCCAGTCCGATGCCTTTAGCATCTCGTTACGAGCAGCACGGGCCTCGTCAGCGTTAAGCTCTACGATATCCCAGCCTGCTGTCCACCGACCTTCTACTTCCTTTGGAAATCCCCAAGGAACAACCTTGTAACCTACATC